GACTGATGGCTGCCGCATCCCCGTCGGCGGTGTTCCTGACCGACCTGAAGGTCAACATGACGCCGGATACGGTCGACATCCGCACCACGTCGACAGTCAACAACTACGGCGAACGAACTTACAGCGGCGGCGCTACCACATACGACGCCTACATCCGGCGCGCCAACGAAGCCGACCGCGACATGGACGAGACAACCAAGATCGCGTGGGTCGTGTACATCCCGGATTCGTCGCTGACGTTGAACGTCGAAGATCAGATCACGTTGCCGTCACCGATCAGCGACACGCGCCCGTTGGTGAAAGTCAAGACGATGAAAGACCCGCTGGGCCAGGTTGCTGTCGTCGCTTACGTCGGGAACAAGTGACATGGCAATCCAAATGAAAGGCGTTCGGGAACTGAAACGGATTCTGAAAAACGCCGAACCGAAGGTACGGTTGGTGGTCATGCGGGAGGTCAACTCCATCGCCAACGAGGTAGCGAACGAGTCCCGTTCATTGGTGCCGTTCGACGAAGGCATCCTGTCCGGGTCGATGACTGTCACGGCCAACTACGGGCCGACAGACATGACCGCTACCATCGCTTACGGCGGGCCGGCTGCGCCGTATGCGCTCGTCCAACACGAAGGCATCGACCCTCGAACCGGCAAAGAATACTTCCACCCGGCCAAAGCGAAGGGCGGCACATCGTCTGGCATACCAGGCGAAACCCGCGCAGCGAAGTTCTTGGAGAAACCAGTCGAAAAGTACCAACCGACAGTGGTCCCCCGGCTACTCAAAGTCATCAAGAAGGTCACGTGATGGCAGTCCTCGGCGACCTCGGCACGTTCATGGCTGCGAACGTCACCGATACGACGTTGACGCTCGGCACCAACCTGTTCCTTGGCCGGATGCCAGACGCTCCCGATACTTGCGTCGCGTTGTACGAAACCGGCGGGCAGCCACCCACCGACGTGTTCGGAGCCGACAGCGCGCCGCCTATCGAAACAGCCGGGGTGATGTGCCACACCCGCGCAACGTCGTACTCGGCGTGTCAATCGTTAGCGGTGGACATCATGAAGACAATATCGAAGGTCATCAACGAGTCGCTGTCAGGGACCGCCTACTACAAGGTGGAACCCTCCCAGTCGCCGTTCGCGCTTATCCGCGACGACCAGGACCGGATGCTGTTCTCCTGCAACTTCACGGCGGTCAAGGCGCTGTGAGATGGCAGATGCGTACAGCGAGTCACGCATCCCGGTCACCCGACGAACCCTGTTCCGTGTCCGATGCCTCGGCGAGTGGGACGAGCGCGACTGTTACAGGCTGCTAGCGGAACTGGTGTCGACGCCGTTTCGGATACGGTGCCCGCGCTGCAAGCGGATGAACGTCGCCGGCGTGGACGGTCAACACTCAATAGAAGAAGAACCTGGACCTGCCTCAGACTGAAACGTTTCTGGGAACGTGAACCCGTCGTCAGGTCCGTTAGCAGGTTCAGGGGCCGCCTCAATCAGTTCTAAGGGCCGCTCGTCCATGTTGATGATTTGGATACCTGTCCCCCCGATGAAAGCCGTCTCGATGGCTCCTAGCGTCGTGAGGATGGCAGGGAGGAGTTCGACGTTGTTGGGGTCACCGTAGTCATCGGCTGCGACATCCAGCACGATCCGTCGATACACGGTCATGATGCTACTGAACTGCTGCGGTCAGGTCAGGCCGGCCGAGAGCCACACGGATCGCGTTAGCGATATGGCCCAGCATCCGACTTGAGGGCACCCCGGTCCCGAACTTCTCCGCGACGTACCTGTCAGTCAGGTAGCCGGTACGGGCCATCACATACGTTCGGGCCACACCATCCGGCAGGAACGGGTCGCCCGGAATCCAGACGCTCACAACAGCGTGCGTGGCGTTCGACCCTCCCCCTTCGAAGTTGTCGTGCGGCAGGTCGGAGACCAGCACCACATACCGCCAACCATCACCAGGTTGGTAATCCACCGCCTGAATCGGTGATTGGCCGAACGTCTTCAACTGACCGTTGTATCGCACAAACGGTTTGACAAAAGCGTCTACCTGCGGATCAGAGATGTCACTATCAGTCATGTCTTTTCCTTTCTCATTGCTTCGTTGACCATTTCAAGCATCGTCGTCTGGTATTCCCGCACCGCTTCGTAGGCGTCGTCCAAACCGCAGATGCATTCCACTTTGCCTTCGTCGTCGATGCAGTGCCCCGTGTGTCGGCTGGCTGGTGCTAGATACTGAAGAAGGTGTTCAGCCCATTCCTCCTGCGGCATCAGCATCCCGGCGAACACTTCCAACGCTTCGAGCGTCCCGCACTCGCTGCAAATGTCAGTACAGTTGTCTGTCCGCGACAGTGCAGGATGTAGAGACATCTTGAACGTGCATCGCGGGCATCGTCGTACTGGCCGCCATTGGTCTTCGCCGGCGATGAGGCCCAACGTCGACCCATCGTCCCATTTGACGTGCAAGGTGCCAGCATCGTCGCATCGGGTCACTGTGCCGTGGATGCCAGGTTTGAGCGGGGTGTGTTGGTCGTTGGTGTAGACCAGTTCAACGCGGTCCCCGGGGGACAGGTGGTCGTTCATAGTGGGACTCCTTCCGTGAGCCAATAGTACGAGCCGGGTGGGACACCTCTGTGTTTATGCGGGGGGTTGGCACCGGAGCCGGGGCGTAAGGGCGGCCCCGGTGCCAGATCCGGTCAGCCTTCGTCTTCCGGGTACAACTTGACGAACAGGCCCGTCGCGTCTTCGCACTTCTGCTGGAGCGTTGCCAGGTCGGGAGCCTTGAGGACCGGGCCGTTCGGCTCCAACTGCGTCCAGTAGTGGGCGGGAGTCACGATGCGGCCGATGTCGGTCACGTTGACTGTCTCCGGGTCGAACCAGCACGGCACGTCGTAGGGTGGCGCTTGCCTAGCGTCGTCGTAGGTGGTCATCAGAGCCGGATGGTCTGGCCGGTGTCAAGTATGTGGATGATGGCCTTGCCGCTGGCGACCCATTCGCAGTAAGTGAAGTCGCCTGCGTAGTGGGGCAGGTCGCGCGTCTCAGGTGCTTCCCAGTCAAGTCGCCGCCAGCCGTCGGCGACGGTGAGGCACTCGACGAAGCCGACGCGCTGCCATGCACGCGGGGCCGGGAAGATGTAGACCAGCGTGTTAGCGGTGAGCAGGTCGCAGATCTCGGCGTCGGTGACTGTCTCGGCAACCTTGGCGGCTGCGGCGTAGGTGGTGGGCTGGTTCATCACTTGGCCTCCCGGATGACGTCTACGTCTTTGCCGTAGAAGGTGACCGGCTGCGGCGTGATCATCGCGTAGCCGACCTTCGCTGGGCGGCTTTCCGGCTCGAAGGTGGCTGTGAGCCACCGCCCATCTGGTTCGACCGTCTTGATGGTCTGCCACCAGCACTGGTTGCTGGCGGTGATGATCCAAACTTTGTCGCCAGGGCGGAGGTCGCTGGGAGAGATTCGGTCGCTCATCACTTGGCCTCCCGCTGAACGATCCATGCCTTGGCGGCGTCTACTGAAGCGAATGGGCCGACGCCAGGGATTGGCACCCAGTTGCTAGCGGAGTGCAGCCACCAGCCGCCGTCAGCGGTGTCGTAGCCGATGTCGTAGCCGAAGCCCGCCCAGTTGCGGTTCGTCCTGCGGGTGTCCATGCCGTTCATCACTTGGCCTCCTCGTGGCTCGGGCCTCCCGGCTTGCAGCAGGTGGCCCAGTTGTTGTTCGGATCGTTGGGACCGGGCAGGACCGCTATTGGCGGGGTCTCCCCCCATCTTTTGCTGGGGCGAATCTCCAGGGCCACTCCGCAGAGTTCGCAGGTGGTGGTGCGGATCACGGTCATCACTTGGCCTCCAGATCGGCGAGGCACCGCTCGAAGAGAGCCTGTGCGTCTTCTGGCTTGACGCCGTTTGCGACGGCTTCTAGGGCCAGCCGCGTCAGTGCCTTGATCTCTGCTGCTCGCTCGCTTGCGTTCATTGTTGCTCCTGTTTGGTTGGTCGTTCCCATCGAGGTCATAGTACCGCATTTTCCCTGCCCCTGTCTAGGGAAACGGGGGGGTTTTCTGAACTTTGTCGCCCCATATCCGTAGGGGTTTCAGGCACTTATGGGGGCCAGGTTGGACTAGCGGCCGCCGGCCGGCGAGAAACAGGTCAGAGGTCGAAGACAACTGGCTGGGAGGGTGCTACCATCGGGCCACCACAGTGCTCTAGTAGCCGGGTGCCCGAAGTGGCCGGTGAATCGGCTTCACGACGCCCGGTAGAAGGGTGAACGATGCCGAAGTATGTAGTGACCGGCGGAGAAGACGGCCAGTCTGGTGTCAACTTCGCTGGCGACCGTTATGAACCAGGCGATGTTGTTGAGATCGCCAAGCCGAAGGGGTTGTGGCTGATCGACGCCGGGTACCTCGCGTTGGTATCAAAGGCCAAGCCAGCCAAAGCAGCCAAGCCGGCCGATGACACAGGAGGTGACTGATGCCAACATTCGTGCATGGTAAAGGCACAGCGGTCTACCTTGACGAGTTTGAGATGACCGACTACTTCAACAGCGCCGACGTGGCTATCACTAACGACACGGCAGAGGTGACCGCCTACGGAGCCACTTCCAAGTCCTACCTGTTGGGGCTGGCCGACGGCACACTTTCGCTGTCGGGCATGTGGACGGCCGATACCGATGCCACAGATGAGGAACTCCACGCCATCCTCGGTTCAGCGTCGGCGGCGAACATCACGATCGCTGAGGCTGCCGGGACGATCGGCAACAGGGCGACGATCGCCAGGTGCGACGAGGTCAACTATTCGATCAGCAACCCGGTCGCTGACGTGTCGACGGTCACCGCCGACTTCCAAGGCACCAGTAACTCGGGTGCGTTGGGGTCGATGACCTACGGGGTCACGGCGGGCGTTCAGTTGTCCACGGGAACGGCGATCGACTACAACGCGCTCGGGAACCTGGCCGGCGTGGACGCCCCACTCGCTGCGTCGTCGTCGGCAGGCGGAGCCGGGTTGCTACACGTTCCAGTCAACAGCATCAGCGGTGGGACGACGACGATCAAGGTTCAGCACGATTCGGCATCGGACTTTTCGTCGGCTGCCGACCTCATCTCATTCACCGCTGTCGGGGCTTCGGCCAAGACATCGGAGATGGTGGTCTGCTCGGGGACCGTGAACCGGTACATCCGCGCGACCGCCAGCACAGCAGGCTCCTCGGGGAGCATCACCTTTATGGTTACGTTTGCCAGGTTCTAGGAGGACCAACTAATGCCAACCTTTGTACATGGAAAAAGTACCGACTTCGAGTTGGACGACACCGGGGGCACATCCCGGTCACTCGCCAACACCCTGACCTCGGTCGACTTTCCCGAAACCATCGACACAGCAGAGACGACCGCTTTCGGAGCCACGAGCAAGTCGTACATCGTCGGCTTGCGCGACGCAACCATTTCGGTGTCGGGCCTTTGGGATGCCACGATTGACGGGTACATCATCGGTACTGAACCCGCCAGCAGGACGTTCATCTTCGGTCCGGCCGGCTCGACAGGCGGCAACGTGAAGTACACCGGCGAGTGCATCCTCACCAACTACGCTGTCTCGAACCCAGTCGGTGATGTCGTCACCTACAGCCTTGACCTGCAGGTCACCGGAAACGTGACGAGAACCACCTACTAGACAAAGACTTACTAGACCTGACCACAACCAAAGGAGTGACCTCAGTGTCCATCAGGGAAGTAATCCAAGCAGCCGAAGACGGCAGCGCCACCGAATACGACATCCCCGAATGGGGCGTCACTATAGAGATTCGGTCGATGACCGCCCGGTCGCGTGCTCAGTTCGTCGCCGAGTTGTCATCCGACGACGGCACTGTCAGCGGCATGACCGATCCTGGCCGCATCGAGGGTATGTGGTGGCATGTCATCTCGCAGACGTGTTTCGACCCGGCGACGGGTGAACTGGCGTTCGAGGACGGCGACGAAGAGTGGCTGTTCGACAAGAACGCCAAGGTCGTCAACGACCTGGCCAACGAATGCATGACAGCCTCCGGGTTGACAGAAGAAGCGCAGGGTGACGCGGGAAAAGATTCCTTGGGTTCGCCGACCGCCGTGGACGGCGAACTCCTGAGCGTCGCTTCTACTTCCGGCTAGCGCGTGAACTCGGTATGACGGTCGCGGAACTCCTAGACCGCATGTCGTCATCCGAGTTGACAGAATGGGCTGCGCTGTTCCGTCTGGAAAGCGAAGAAGCCGCCCACCACAATAAGGTCGCCCAGTCACGGGCGGCGCAACCGAGGCGCAGGTAGATGGCAACCGTCGGCATCGTCAAGGCGATCATTACCGCTGACATCTCAAAACTGAAGAAGGGCATCGACGACGCGAACTCGACGATGACCCGGTTCAGCAAGAACATGACGAAGGTCGGCAAGTCGATGACCATGAAGGTCACGATGCCGCTCGCCGGCCTGGGGTTCGCTGCAGGTAAGGCTGCCGCCGACTTCGAGTTCTCGATGACACAGATCGAGACTTTGGTGGGACGCACAGCGGCTGAGGTTGAACAGTTGACCCAATCGGTGCTTGCCCTGTCGGGGGAAACCGGCCGGGCACCGAAGGAACTCGCAGACGCGATGTTCTTCATCACCTCGGCGGGCCTTGATGCGGCTTCGGCTACAGCGGCGCTAGAGATGTCAGCGAAAGCGGCAGCGGTCGGCCTGGGCGATACGGCAATCGTCGCCGATGCCGTTACTAACGCGATGAACGGCTACGGCCTATCTGCTGACGGCGCGGCGTTCGCTACCGACGTGTTGGCAAAAACGGTGGAGCAGGGCAAAGCGTCAGCGGCGGACCTAGCGCCGCAGTTCGGTCGGTTGATCCCGATGGCTGCCGAACTGGGCATCTCATTCGACCAGGTTGGTGGCGGTTTGGCGTTCCTGACCCGCGCGTCGGGTGATGCCGCCATGTCGGCTACCCAACTGGGTGGCGTGATGAAGTCGATTCTGAAACCGTCGCAGCAGGCGTTGGGAGTGTTCGACGAGATCGGCCTCGACTTGCATGAACTGCGGGCAGCGGCGTCGAAAGACCTGCTGGGTGCCCTCCAAGACCTGCGGCAACGGTTGGAGGAGAACGGCCTTGAAATGTCGAACGTGTTCGAGGACATCCGTGGCCTCAACGGCGCTTTGCAGTTGACGGGTGTAGCGACCGACCAGGCGCGTGTCGTATTCGACGAACTTGCTGATTCGACAGGCAAGTTGGATGAGGCGTTCGAGGGTGTCCAGAAGACGGCGTCGTTCAAGTTGTCGCAGGCGATGGCTGAGATCAAGGCGTCGCTGGTTACGTTGGGCAACGCTGTGTTGCCTGTCGTGGTGCCGATGTTCCGTACGTTGGCGTCGTTGGTCGGGAGTGTGGCTGAAGCGTTCGGTAACTTGTCGCCGGGGATACAAACAGCGGCGGTCATATTCGGTGTGGTGTTGGCTGCTGCCGGCCCGTTGCTGATCGTGTTGGGGTCGTTGACTGCGGCGTATACGACGCTTGCGGCGGCTGCGGCTGCTGCGACGGTGTCGATGTCGGCGATCCTGGTGCCGGTGCTAGCCATCGTCGCTGTAGGTGCAGCGTTGTTTGCGATCTTTAGCGGGGCCGGTGAGGCGGCCAAGGAGATGGACGAGCGGGTTGCCATGCTCCGCGAGGAGATGATAGGGACCGGCGAAGCGTCGGCGATTCTGAAAACCGACCTGGAGGGTCTGACGGAACGGTTCGAGTTGCTAGCGGCGGCAACCGGCACAGGCGACGAAGCCCTGAATGAGTTCCACGGTTCGGTCGTGTTGTTGCAGGGGCTTCTCGACCGGGATGTCCGGGGAGCGTTCGATACATACATCACCAACTTGAGCCATCACAACGCACTCGCCAAAGCAGGGTCGGACGCCTACACGGACCTCGGTACGGCGCTGATCGACAACACAGGTTACCTGGGCCAGCAGATCGAGGCTTTAGAGCGGCATCGTGATGTGCTTGGGAGAGACGCCGACACCATCATCGCCGCTGTCGAAGCCGGGAAGTTGGAGGTCGATGTTCTCGTCGACATCTTGCAGGCGCTACAAGATACCGCTGACGCCCATGTGGAGAACGAAGCCCGGCTGAAGGCGACGGCGGTCGCTTA